ATAAAGGAAAAAGAAATATCAAACAAAGTTGAAGGTGGTGAATTAATTGCAAATGCACAACAAGAATTATCAGAAGTACAAGCACAAGCTAATACAAAAAAAACACCAGAGCTAGGTGTTAATTTTTTTAATAATGCTTACTCAAATATAATTGAAAAATATAAATCAAAAGCAAACAACAGTTACATATCAAGATTTTTTGAATTGAATATGAACGCAAGTAAACCATCTTATACGAGCAATATTCTAAAAACAACTAGATCAAACATGGTTAAAACAAGAACAACACAAGTTTTTAATCAAATAGAAAATGATATTTTAAAAGCAGTTGAAGATGACAACTCATTTAATTTTGCAACTTTAGCAAATTCAATAGATTTACAATATCAAGAATTATTAAAAGATGGTTTGATAACAGAGAATGATTTAACTTTACTTAGAGAAGATGTACCAAAATTAATTGAAATACAACAAGTAAGAAAAGAATCAAGAAAAAATGCAGCAGAAGCTGTTGCAGCATTATTGAATCCAAAAAATTATACTCAAATACCACAAGATGAAAGAACAAAACTTATAAGTGAATTTGGTACATTAGCTAAATTACAAACTGATCTAATTAAAAATAATCTTACTTCAGAAATTATTAATAAATCAAAACAATTTATAGAAAAATTTTCAAATAATGAATATCAAGGTTTACCTTTAGAGGAATTAGAATTATATAAAACAGGTGATTTAAAAGCTAATGACCAAATTAAAAAATTAAATGAAAAAATTGTTAATAAAAAATTTAGTTTTGATACAAATTATAATACTAACTCCGATATAATTGCAAAAATTTTTAATGGTGAAATTGAAGATACATCTACACAGTTTTTAATTGGTAATGAAACAGAGCCTAAAAGTATTTTAGAAAGAGCTGGTGATGGTACTATAAATGACAAAGATACAAGTTTTTTATCTTTAATTCTTACTAGAAATAATACAGACACTTTTAAAAAACAAGATCAAGCATTTATTAAATATGTAAATGATTTAACTCCATTATTACAAGGTAATGCTTTTTTAAGTTATTTTGATAAAAGTTATAATTCTAAAGCAAGTATGCTTAGACAAATTTTGCATTTAAGATATGTTGATGGTTTATCAAAGGGTATTACTGTAGAAAATTTACTTTCTTCAAACTCTGAAGATTATATTGCAAAAGATATAAAAAGTTATTTGCCTAAAACTTCTGATTTAAGTAGCATAGTCATAGACTTAGCAGGAGGCAGCGTAATAAATAATAACAATGTAATTAAAAAAAAAGAAGGTGAAACAGCAAATGAGTATTTAAAAAGAGTAGATGCTGAAGGTAAAACATTTTCTTTTGATTATATTTCAGAAAAAGATTTTGACGAACAATTTATGCCACAAGGATTAGACACAGTAGCTTTATGGAATAAATATTATCAAACAGAAAATGATTTTATAACAGGATTAAAAGCTAAAGAAAGATTAAGTAGAAATTATACTGTGCCTGAAGATGCTAAAAAAGCTATAAGTGTTGCATCAAAAATATTTGATGGCGATGGCGGCTATAGTGCAGAACAAATAACAAAACTTTTAAATGAGATAGGACAAATAGAAACTCAATATAAAACAAAAATACAAAGAGGTGAAAATCCTGAAATAACTAATTTTTATGCAAGATCATACTGGCAAATAGAAGTAACAACTGCAAAAGATTTATTACAAAATTCATCTGTTGTTTTTGGTCCAAAGTTTGAAAAAGAATTTAGTAATTACAAAGGTAATTTTAAAACAGCTAAAGAAGGACTACTAAATTTATCAGATAAAGAACTTACAAATATAATTGAAAAAGATGATGCTTTGGGTGCATCATTTGCAGCAGCAATAATTGTAACAAGATTTAAATAATATGAATTTAGGTGAACAAAAATCTTTATTAATAGAAGCAGGTTTTACCAATACAGAAGTAGATGATTGGGAAAAAGAAAAGGTACTTACTTTAAAATCAGCCGGTTTTAATAATCAACAAATAAAAGAAGAGTTTGGTTTTATAAATAACAATGAAAAAACTTTTTTAGAATATTTTCAAAATATAAGTAAAGAGATGCAAGAGCAATCTATGCAAGAAGAAATAATTGGTCCAGATGATCAGTTTCAATATGACTCTATGCAAAATAGAGGAGATGAAAAAACTGTAAAAGAATTTTTATTTGGAAAAAAATTTGATGGTGATGAAATTTTAAAAAGAGGTTGGGGTAAAACTTTATTTAGTTTAACAGAGAGACTTATTAATGAAAAAGGTTTACCTGAGGTTTTAGTCAATGAAAATGATCCTAAAGATTATACATGGTTAGAGGGGTTGATGGAACATGCACTTACACTTGGTAGTGATTTACCTCTGTATGCACTTAGTGCTTTACCCGGAGTTGCTATAGGAGGACCATATGCAGGTGCATTTACAGCAGGTGCAATACCGGGAGCAGCAAGAGAAACAATAATTAAAGGACTAGAACAACAATCTTATGGACAGCCAATAGAAGTATTAAAAAATTTTTTAACTTCGGGTGTTAAAGAAGGAGCAAAACAAGGTGTAATATTTACATCAACTGCTGTTGCTCCACAGTTAAAAATAGCAGGCACAAAATTAGCTGAAAAATATGCAACAAGAGTTTTATCACAACTGTCAGCTTTTGAGGGAGTTGGTGCTTTATTAAATGGACAATTACCATCTTTGAGAGATTTTTCATATTCAGCAGTATTGTTTGGAGCTTTAGGAGTATATCAACCTAAAGGTGTTGTAGAAAACAGAACAAAAAAAATATTTATTACTACTGGAAAAAAACCAAACGAAGTTTTTAATGATGCTGTTATAAATAAAAGAGTATTAGAAGATGTATCATCAAGAGAATATGTAAGAGATTACAAAAACTTAGAAGATAGAAAAACTATAATAAAAGAAAAAAAACCTAAAGAAACTGAAGTATTATTTAAAGATGATTTAGCAAATAAAGCATCAGAAAATATTGTATTCAAATCAAAAGTTGAGCCTCTTTCAAAAGAAAGACTACTAGAGATAGGGTCTAAGGTAAAAAGAAAATCTATTATTGAGGGTATAGATCAAAAATATCCAATACTTGAAGCTCTAAGAGCAGCAAAAGTAAATACAAAAACAGGTATAGAAAAATTAAATATATATGAACAAGCTAGACTTTTGGAAGGAATACCAAACAGAGCAGCTTATTTTATAGAAAATAATACAATCAATTTTAAAAATTTAAATGATAAAGGTGCAGGTTTGAAAACTGTAACTGAACCAGTAATTAAACAAGGTAAAAATGAAACTCAGTTGTTTGAAACATATTTAATGAACAGAAGAGCATTGGAGTTAAATGAAAGAGGACTTGAGTCTGGTTTTAATATTGAAGTAGCAAAACAATTTGTAAATCAAAATAAATCTAAATTTGAAAAAACTGCAAAAGGAACTGACAAATATCAATTAGAACTTATGGAATATGCAAGAGATGGTGGAATAATATCTGCAAAAGATTTTAAAGCTATGACAGAAGCAAATAAAAATTATGTTACATTTGCAAGAGAACTTATTAGTGATGGTAAAGCTGTAGTTGCAGAAGGTACAGTAAATCCATTTAAAAAAATAGAAGGAAGTAAACTAAGAGTTTTTCCACCTTTAGAACAAATGGTAAAAAATACAAACTTGATTGTAAATTTGGTTGAAAAAAATAGAGTCAGAGTAAACTTCATTGATAAAGTTATTGAAGCAAGAAAATCAAATCCTAATATTTTAAAGGATGTAATATATAAAGATAATCCTAAAACAACAAAATCACCTAAAGAAGATTTAATGATAATTATAAGAGATGGTAAAAGAGAAACTTGGAATGTTGGAAAAGATTTAGCAAACGCATTTAAAACATTAGATCAACAAGGTTCAAATATGCTTTGGAATTTTGCTTCTGCTCCCGCTAAAACACTTAGAGCTGGTGCAATTTTAATTCCTGATTTTGCTGTACCAAACTTTTTTAGAGATACTATGCAAGCTAGTTTTTTAAATAAAGTTGGATTTGTTCCAATACAAGATTCTTTAATTGGCATGTTTAAAATTATTACTAAAGGTAATAACAAAAAAGCAATGGCAATGTATAAGAAGTATGTCAAATCAGGTGGTATGCAATCTACATTATTAGCTGTAGATAGACCAAATTTATTTGATGGTAAGGTATATGATATATTGTCAAAAGGACCAGTTAGAAATGCTGACAAGGGTATGCTTGCACCTTTAAGAGCTTTGACAAGATTATCAGAGGAAATGACAAGATTTAGAATATTTGAAAAGACTTATAGAAAAGCAATAGACAAAGGATTAACAGAAAGACAAGCTCTTGAAAGAGCAGGATTTGAAGCTAGAAACCTTTTAGATTATGCAAAAAGAGGAACATTAGGCAATAATATAAATAGACTTGTTCCATTCTGGAACGCAAGAGTTCAAGGTTTGACAAGATTATATGAAGCGTTTAGAGATAATCCCGGAAGAACTACAGCCATGATTGGTGCTTATGTAGTCATACCAACATTAACTTTTTACATGTTAAATTATGATGATCCTGATTATAAAGAACAACCTGAATGGCTAAAACAAAATTATTATTATTTTAAAATATTTGATAAACAATTTAGATTTCCAAAACCTTTTGAGGTTGGCACTTTAGTTTCATCTATAGTTGAAAAAACATTAGATTATATTAGAACAAATGAACCGCAAGAGTTTGATAGATTTGCAAAAGACTTTTTTATAAACAATGCAAAAGGTTTTTATCCTATACCAACAGTTGTAAGACCATTTATAGAAAATTTTATGGACTATAGTTTTTTCAGAGATGCACCTATAATTCCAAAATCATTAGATAAAAATTTATTACAAAAATTTTACTATACAGAATATACATCTGAAACATTTAAATTATATTCAAAAATTATAAATGGTTTAGTTGGTGATGACAGTTTTTTAGCTACAAAACCATTACATGCAGAGAATGTATTTAGATCATGGACAGGTGGACTTGGAAGATATTTGATAGATATTATGGATTTTGTATTAGTCAAAGGTAAAATTATAGATGATCCAATAAAACCTACAGATACACTATCTAAAATACCAGTAGTAAGAGCTTTTGATGTAAGAGATGTACCCGGATATTCAGCCAAATCATTAGTTAGATTTTTTGAAGAATATGAAGATATACAGAAGATTTTAAGCAGTATGGATTTTGCTTTCAAACAAGGAAATCTTGAAGAATATGCAAAATTAAAAGCTACTTTAAAAGTAGACGAAGCTGTGATAGTACAATATAGAGAAAGTATAAGAGAATTAGACAAGAAAATAAGACAAATTTATAATACAAAAGAACTTGCTGATGGAACTATTATAACAGCCGATGAGAAAAGAGAGTTGATTGATATGCACTATATGCTTATGATTAATTTTGCTCAACAGGCTTTAAAATATCTTGATAGTATAAGGAAACAATAATATAGGTCTAGTATGACAGTATCAACAACTATAATTAAATCATCTCACAATGGTAATGGTTCAACTACAACCTTTGCCTACAATTTTAAAATATTTGCGGACTCAGATTTAGTAGTAATTATCAGATCATCCACAGGAACAGAGACAACTAAAACTTTAACAACTCACTATACAGTATCAGGTGCGGGAGATGCTAGTGGAGGTTCAATAACCTTTACTACAGGCAACACTCCAGCATCAGGTGAGACAGTTGTTA